AAGAATGGTTTATCAGGAATGATAAACGTAAACTTTGTTAACTGTAGTATGGAAGTATTTTCTGGCGTATTTGTTGTTAGTGCTTCAATCGTCATGGTGATCCTCCATATCTATTTATTAAACAAAAAAAGGGGTGCCGAAGCACCCCTCTTAGTTGCTGGCTTGCGCCACGCATCTAACTTAGGTTAGATTGCGAACACGGAAGATGCGGTAATAGATGTTTGCCTGTGTAGCAACATCACGGGTACCAACAACACCGTCACCTGCTGTAGTTGCGAATGGATTTGCAACCATGCCGTAACGAGTCTTGAATCCAATCTTTGGCTGGAAGGTATCCTGACCGATTGCACGAACCATCTGTAGTGGAACGTATGGGCAGTAGAATAGACCAGCGTCGAATGGAGATGCACCACGATAACCAACTGTAACTAGTTCGTCACCGCTTGCTGAACCACCGAAGTAAGGATCGATGTAAACCTTGATACGACCATGTAGCATACCAACGAAGGTGTTGCCTGTGTCGTCAACAGTTAGATCAGCAGATAGTTGTGGGGTGTAAGATAGAACACCAGCCATTGCCATAGCAGAAGCAACGTCAGAAGAAACGATTAGGACGTTACCCTTACCACGACGGGTTGCCTTGGCGATAGCGTTACACTCACGCTCGATGTGGAAAATTAGACCCTTGAACTTCTCAACTGACCAACGACCATTGGAGTCGGTGTCAAGATCGAATGTACCAGCAGTTGTAACACCATACTGAGCGCCAAGTGTAGCAGAACGATAGATTGTTCTGATAACTTCACGGTTGATTTCAGCAAGAATCTCTGTGGAGAGAATGTTTGCTAGTTCTGTCTCTGCGTCAAGACCGTGGATTGCCTTTAGGTCCTGTGCGAGTTCAGTGGTGTATTCTGCCTTTAGGGCACGAGACTTGGCAGTAACAGTAACCTTGTCAATGTTGAATGCCATTTCGTTGAACATGTTGGTTGAAGCGTCACCAAGTGCTTCTGCCTCAGCAGTTGACATACCTGTACCTGTTGGGAATGAATTACCAGCAAGTGTAGTATCAGAAAATGGATTGTTGTTACCAGCAGGATGAATGCCGCTACCTAGACCGAATGCATTGTTCTCACCAGACCATGCTGTGTTTGCTTCGTTGAAGAATGCTTCGTTTGAACCAGCAACACCAGCATTGGTGCCGCTCATTGTGCGATAACGTGAACGCATAGCGAAGATAAGGCCTGTTGGACCTGTCATTGGCTGAACGCCGCAGACATCGTATGCGATTAGGTTAGGAAGCGCACGACGAACTAGAGAGATAAGAATTGGGTCGTATGATGCGACGTTTGTTCCTGTTCCTAGACCACCACCAGAGTTAGTTGGTGCTGCTTCGTTTAGCTGGCGAGAATCCTCGGCCATTGCCTTTTCCTGATTCTCAAGAACAACGGCAGTAACTGCACGGCGATAAGAATCCTTAATTGGATTGAGACCAGCGTGGTCGAGAACTGGGGACCACTTCTGCTCTAGATTTTCTGTAAGATACATTTTAGTTTCCTTCTTTCTGTTTAACTAAAGTTAGTTTTAAATTACTTTGGAAGACTTCTACCAAGTGCCTGGACGTAAAGACTCATTGGACCTTCGAGTGCTGATTCTGAAATCATCTTTGGATCCTGTGATTCTGCACGGTCAAGAACTTCGTCTGTCTTGACAGCATTTGAGAAGTAATTCTCCCTTAGTGTTGAAATCTTTTCAATGAACTCATCTTCATCTGTGAAAGTAACGTTCTCTGCAAGAGACTTTAGTTTCTCTGCCTGAGTTGCTGTTAGACCTTCACAAACCTGGGACACTAGTTCATACTTAACTGACTCATTAAGTGCTGCTGTTAGTTGAACATTGCGCTCAATCTCTTCATTAAGTTTTTCTTCTAGTTCCTCAACTGTTGAAGATAGTTCCTCAACGACATTTACTGAATCTTCTGGAACATCGATATAATGTTCTGCGAATAGGGCACGAAGACCTGAAATGAAATCTTCTGTTAGTTCGCTGCGTAGAGCAGACTCGATTGCAACTTCGTTTTCCTCAACCCACTGCTCAACAACGTAGTTTAGATAGTTGTCAACGTCTGTGGATAGTTGTTCAACGATTTCTGCAACTCTCTCTTCTAGAGTCTCGGCATATGCCTGTTCTAGTAGAGCAACCTCTTCTTCTAGTTTTGACTTAACTGCTGCTTCGAAGATTGTGGTAGCCTTAGCATGGAAATCTTCTGATAGGTTCTCACCTGCTAGAAGAGCATCGACATGCTCGGACATATCAACTTCGTAGTTCTCTAGTTCCTCAGCAATTTCTTCTGACTCTTCTGAAACGAACTCAAAGTTATCATCAATGGCTTCCATGATTTCTTCTTCTGAAAGACCGGCTTCAATAGCCTCTTCGATGAAGGACTCCAGCTCTTCGGAAAGTTCAACGTCCTCGTCGCACTTTTCCATCTTGCCTTCATGCTTCTCTTCTTTTTCGTCTTCCTCTTCTTCTTTCTTTTCATACATCTTGCGGGCCTCTTTAATGGCCTTTAGACGCTCGGCTAGAGTTGGTGTAGCGTTTTCTTCTACTACATCACCTTCGACCTCATCATCCTCTTCAAGATGCTTTGCTGGTTCTGCATGTGATCCAGAACCCTTTACAGATGTGTCTCTCTTGTTACCACCAGCAGCCTTGGCTCCTAGATTATCTTTTGCTGTAGATGTTGGTGTTGCACCACCTAGATCCTCTGGACCTGGAAATGCTTCTGGCCCGGGTGCACCCTTGCCAGTCTGTGCCTGTCTCTGGTCAACTGACTTAGCACCAGGACGTAGTGTTTTTGCATTACCTGTGGATGCTGTAGAAGGATCAACAGGATCTGGATTAGATACAGATCCGCCACCAACTGATGGATATGGATTTGATCCATAACCTTCGTCTAGTGTTCTTCCTTCTAGAACAGCCTTGGCTGCTTCTGTTAGAGATTTAGACATATTAGAAATACTCCTTTTCCTTATTTAGTAATTTCAAAGTTTTGAAATATAGTTTTCAAAAATCTTCAAGGCAACGTCTTCAATATCATGTCGAGATGCTTCACGAATTAGTTTCTTTGCTCTTTCGTTATGCATCTCTTTCCATTTACCATTTTCAAATATCCACTCTTTACCTTCCATGATGCCTTGCACAAAAGCGTCTGGCGCACTTGGATCTGCTACAATGTCTGCCGCTGTAGCCAACTTAAAGTCGTCTTGTACCTGCTGGTAACCATTATGTGGACGAAGAGACCCTACGCCTCTTGTAGACACACCAAGACTTGCACCGCCGTCTAGTAGACTCTTAACTATCTTTCCGTTAGGAGTATCTAATATCTTTGCTTTACCAATAAAGTTTGTTCTATCAGGATATAACTTAGTAATCATATGTGAAACACGATCTAGGTTAATTTGAGGATTCTCTGGATGACCTAGTTCACCAAATGCTCTGTTCTTTTGAACGTATTCACGGTTGTATCTGTCTGCTTCTTTAGAAAGCACGTTCATTGGATAGACACGACCGTTTCTGTTCTGCTTTTCGGCCTGCATAAAAATACCTTCAATAAAGTAATTTTTAGTGCCGTCTTTAGCAGTTTCTACAAGATACTGAACGTTTTGAATTTCTTCTCTAATAAGTTTCATATTAGTATTTATCCTCCGGGATGTGATAAGATATCTCTAACAAGAGCAATACCTTTACCCTTTAGTGTCGTTGGTTCTTTTTTGCCCATCCAAACGTCATGACCACCTTTGATGGACTTGATTGGACTTGACTGTGTTCCATACTTAGCAATTCTGCCAATATTTTTTCCAATATTTTTTCCACGAACTAAATTTCCTATGGCTTGTTTTGCAATAGTATCGACACGACCTTGTTGTGCCATACGTCGTTTCTTATCTTCAATTCTTTTGAGATAAGGGCCTATTTTTGATTTCTGTTTTTTATCTGACCATGCTGATGATCTGATGGATGACATGTCTCTAGGAGTCTTTTCTTCCGGTTCAGACGGTCTTTCACCTGCTATCGCTTTCGCCGCGGCGGCCGCTTGTTTACCTAATCTTTCACCTGCTCCTGCTGCGGCAGACTCAATATCTTTCTCAGATTTTCCCATATATCTATACTGTTCTTTCATATCTTTTTTTTTACTTTTTGGTTTTTCTTCTTTTTTTGCT